TGAAGATCCAGTAGCAATCCCAACGGATGCTACTAGGTTTGATCAACATGTGAACGCAGAACTCTTGCGCGGTGAGCACCACGTCTATTTGGGGCTGTTCTCGAGGATGCAGCGCCCCAAACTTCAGCAGCTGTTAAACATGCAGCTTGAGAACAGGGGTTTTGCGCGGTGCCCGGATGGGCTGATCAAGTATGCGGTGTCAGGTAGACGCATGTCAGGAGACATGAATACTGGCATGGGCAACTGCTTGATTATGTGTACGGTGATGTGGACTATGAGGCGTTCATTGGGGGTTCATTTCCGGTTAGCTAACAATGGTGACGATTGTGTCATTGTGTGTGAGCGCCGGGATGCCCCCAAGATCCTCAATTCCATACCCGCGCACTTTTTACCGTATGGACTGGTGTTGGAGGTGGAGCCCATTGTGGATAAATTTGAGCTCATCTCCTTCTGCCAGACGCAACCCGTTCATGATTGTGACCATTGGACTATGGTCAGAGACCCCCGCGTTTGTGTGGACAAGGATCTCTGTACAGTTATAGACCTTGGCACTGGTGCCCAGAAATGGGCACATGCCGTTGGCACGTGTGGGCTCGCCATCGCAGGCGGCCTCCCAATGGTGCAGGAGTTGTATTATACCCTGCAATCGATTGGTGTGCCAGGCAAGGTCATGGACGATCCATCTATGGATTCTGGGTTCAAGATGATGGCGAGTGGGAGCACACGGGTTTACCACGAGCCCACTCCCGAGTCGCGTGCTTCGTACTGGAGAGCCTTTGGCATTCTACCAGACAAGCAGACAGCAGCTGAAGATGTATGGAGGAATGCGAGGCCCATACTGTCCGCAGGGGAACGAGAATCACCACTCCTCCTCTTGCATCATGGTTAAGACGACCATGCGAATTAATAAAACAAAGAATAATAAGAAGAAGACCAATGGAGTCAAACTTAAGAATAATATGCGTCGGATGCCTGTTAATATTGACAGTAAGTATTTGCGCTTACTTAATGACCCGTGCAATTCAGAGCTAGTTTCACCCCCGTTTGCGGGAGTGGGATCTGGCACCTTTGTGAGAACAAAGGTGTTTGTCGAGGTTGGGGTTGGGGCTGTTGATTCAATTCTGCAGTTTTGCCCCAACATGATAGCCGACAATTGGAATGGGGACAATGCTGGTGGTTCTTCCACCACTTCCAGCCCTGTGCTTTGGGCCAGTGCCAATACCACTGGCGCCGCGCCCACAACCGTTTACGGAGCCGCAGTTAGCC